AGTTGAAGAGTAGTAACCAGCGCCACCGTTGCCACCTTTGCCTCCACCGCCACCACCACCTCGGATAGCACCGTAGTTGTGAACTACCATACCAGCAGCTTCGCAAAGAATTGCATGACCACCAGCACCGGAGTTCGCAACACCGCCGGCACCCTGGATTTCACCGAAGTTATCGAGGATCAGGAACCCAGCCCAACCTGTGCCAGTACGAAGAGCTGCTGTGCCAGGAAGAGTGCTTCCGACGATCACGCCAGCTTGAATAACGACTCTCTTATTGACAGCAGGGTTCGCCCAGATAGGAGCTGTGAACAAGCTCTGGAGATTCACGTTCAGGGTGTTCGCGGTGATAGTTACGACTACTTCAGGAACATAGAACTGTTTCCAGATCCCACTGACCTTGACGTAGCCTACTTGGACCTGAGTCCAACTTCCTGAACCCTTCGTTTTGAGAGTCGGGACAGGAGCCCATACACCGGATTGTTTGACGTAAAGTGTCATCGATTACTCTCAGATCTGGAACCAAACATCGCCATCTACGCCGTCACCAGAAGTCGGTGCAGAAGCAGATACCGTCAAGTTCCTCTTGCCCATGCTACCGATTGCAGTCTGGACGAAAGCAGTAGTTGCGATAGACGTATCGTTGTCTCCAGCAGTAGGAGTAGGAGCCTTCGGATCGCCGGTGAGTGTTGGACTAGCGAGCGTAGCTTTCAGATCGAGAGCGGACTGAAGACCTGGAATGTCAGAGAAAGCGTGAGTATGAACGAGCTGAGCATGTGGACCGTCCCATGTGTAGTCACCATTAGCATTCGAGGCTTTGACGAGTGCTTGACCAGTCGTACCACCGGAAGGAATTGTGATCGCAGCAGCGAGTCGAGTAGAGACGTAGTTCTGAATTGCCGAGATCGCATTCGTCGAAGAACCGAACGTGTTCCATGCAGAACCGATGATGTTACCGTCAGCCTTGTACGTACCAACTCCGCCGATCGTAATGTCACCTGCAGAACCAAGAGTTCCTGAGAATGTTACGTCACCGTTGAGAGTCAGTTTCATCGCAGTCTGAAGAACAGCATCATTCGTCTTGTTACGAGAACGAAGCGTGTATGCTTCAGAAGCGTCGACCAGTTCTTCCCAACTCCGGTTTGCTGCGTTGCCGATCTTCAGGTCACGGAAGGTCACCGAAGTCCCAGTAGTACCTATGCTCTCTATGATCTTACCAGTGAGAGTTCCGCCGGAGCTCTGGTAGTAGCCAGCGAACTTCGCATTGATCGAAGTAACAGCATCTACCGATCCGCCGACAGCATTCCAAGCAGAACCAAGAATTGAACCATCAGCTCCAAGAACACCGCTGCCGCTACCAGCTCGAACAGTTCCTGAAGCAGTGAGATTGCCTGTCTTGTCGAGAGTCATACGACGACCTTGAACCAGACCAGTAATCTTGTCGAACGCGAAGAGTGAATACGACTCAGCAGAGTCTACCATGAGTTTCCAGGAAGGCTGAAGAGTGGACCAACCGAAACCGATCATAGGAGAATCGGCATTCTGAACACCGGACAGGATGTTCAGAGTACCTGTCATCGTATCACCAGTCTTGACAAGACGAAGAGCGAGCTGTCCAAGGATCGCACCGCTGTCGATGTCGCCTAGACTTTCGACGGTAGCGAAGATCTCGTTTACAGCTTCGACGAGACTTCCAGTGTTCTCCGTCTCAAGAGCAGTGATGTCACCGACCTTGTTGTTGACTTCGTTGATTGCTGCAACGACGTTCGACTTAACAGTCGTATTGAGGTTCGAAAGCTGTCCGATGTACGTAGAAACGAGTTCACCAGAATCGAATTTCGAAACGAGATCATTGATAGCAGCCACGATACTCGTCTTAACAGAAGTGTCAAGTTGCGAGAGATTTCCGATAGCGCCTTCATTGGAATTCGAGAGGGTTACAGTACTGGCAAGACGTTCGATGATGTCGTTGACGATAACTGTGAGTGTACCAGCATCGGAACTAGTAGAAGCAGTTTGAATGGGTGTCGTAGTTACGGTCATCAGTAGCTTCCGTCAATTGTGCCGAAGTTGTTTACAGTGTATATTTGGTTCGAAGTGATGGCTCTTCCGCCTATTCCACCGACGAAACCTGGAAGACCCGGAATGCCATCGGAAATGTTTCCGTTCGTGCCATCTTTACCAGCTAGACCATTTCCACCAGAAGAACCCCAGGTGCCACCGTCTCCGCCAGTTCCACCGTCTCCGCCCTTGCCAGCATTCGTACCACCAGGTTCACCAGCAAGACCTTGCTTGCCTCTAGTGACAGACCTCAGGTATCCCTGACCTTGACCGCCGTCAGAAAATGCACCCTTGTAGTCACCGCCAGCTCCACCTTCTGTTCCGTACGAGATCGGGTATTCCTGATGGACAGAGAAGTACGTGTACTCCTGGACGGAACTGAGCGAGTTCTCTTTCCTGTGGTAGTCTCTCTGCTCACCTTTGTAGTAACGAATTTCGCCGATCTGAACATAGTCTTCAGCGAAAGCACTCGACACGTTGATATCGTTCCAAAACCACTGGACGTTTCCGAGAATGCCATTGAAGCGATACTCGTAGACGTAGAACTTCGGAGCAGACCTGGAATAGAAGTTTCCGATCTTCGGTTCTTTCTGGATGAACGAATAGACTCCGTCGCCACCCTTGCCTCCGATGCCGCCTGATCCACCACCGCCACCGCCTCCGCGGATGTAGCCATAGTTCTCGATCACGACACCAGGAACGTCAAGGAGAATTGCATCTCCACCGTTCTTGGCATCAGCACCGTTCGTACCGCCAGCACCGCCAGCACCGAAGATGTTTCCGTAGTTTTCGACGTGGAGGTTTCCGAGGAAGACACCAGATCTCAGAGCAGGAAGATTAGGATCTAGAGAACCGATCGTAACACCTGGATCGATGTACACCTTCTTGTCAAAAGATGAGTTCAGTTCTTCGTTCGTGAACAGAGAGGACAGGACCAGGTTCTGGACAGAGTCTACTACGATCTTCTCGATGTTGACTCCTTTGCCACGGAACATGCTCAGAGAGATCTCGCCGTCGACTGGAATGCCTACAGCAAGACCGTACAGATCTGACATACTCACCGGAGTCGAAAGACTGAACTCCGTCGCTACGTCATCTAGAGAGATTGTACCTGTGGACGGTAGAGTCACTGATTGTTCTCCAATTCGATGATACGCTTGTTCAAGTCGCACACCTGTTCAACGAGATCCTTGACTGCTTCGATGAGGTAAGCGTTGAGCTGCTGATAGTTCACAGACTTCAGTTCACCAGCATCCTTGACGAGTTCCGGAGCAACGAGTTCCAGTTCCTGGGCGATGAGACCTGTGGAGAACTTTCCGTCCTTGACGTAATGGACTCCTCGCATAGTATAGACTTTTTCGAGAGCATCCTTGATCGTTACTACTTCGGTCTTCACTCTTGCGTCCGAGAGAAGAGTGATGTCGCTGGACGAGAAGATCTCACCTGTAACGTCGAGACGATCAGTCTTGAGTTCGATACCTTTCAGATTGCCAACTATCGATTTAGGACCGATGTGGATTTCGCCGTTTGTAGGACCGTCGATCCAGAGACGTTTCTCCGAATCAGTGTACGTTCCTGTATCGTCAGAGTAAACTGCGAAACCTTGCTGAAGATCGAGAAGGATGTTGTTGGAGCTCAGGACCTTGTCGAACTGAATAGGACCGACCATCGTTCCACCGGAGAGAGGCAGAGAAGCACCACCAGTAGCGACTGCAACCCAGACTCCGTCCTTGTAGATTTCGAATGGATTGTTCACGTCAGCATTGAGTCGTACTCGATCGATGACACCATTGACTGCATCGTTCGTAGAGAGGAAGACGTGACCTGTTCCGTTCTGGATCAGTCTAGCAGAACCGTTCGTACCCTGTTCTCGAATGACTCTGAAATCGAAGTCTGTAGGACCGGTCACCGAAGACGAACGGAAGTCCCAGATCTGGTCGTGATCCGACGTGAGATCGTATCCGAAGGAGATGCGTGAGACACCACTGAGCTTGACCTGCATTGCTTGGTAGTCGATGTTGTCTACGATCTCGTTGATAGCTGCAACCAGATTGGTCTTGACTGTCGTATTCAGGAGGTTCAACTGACCGATGTAGCCGATGACCTCGTTGATAGCAAGAACGGCGTTTTCTTTCGTAGAAGTCGAAAGAGCTTCGATGTCTCCGAGTTTCACGATGTTCAGAATTTGACCGACGTTCGCAGCATCACTAGCATTCGTACCAGCAGTGACATTCTT